CGCCGATCGGCTGACGGTTGACGCCACCGAAGAACCCGTCTTCCGAGAGATAGAAGAACCGGCCAGGACCGATAGAGACAATCGACCGCGGCGCAAGCGTTCCCTGCTTCGCATTGAGGACGGTGCGTGTGAAGGTGAACCCGGATGCGGGCGCAAAAGTGAAGAATTGCATGGCGGCCCGCTGGATGACCGAGAACCCGCCCTGATCGGCGAACCCGCCCATGACCTCATCGCCCTCGGGCAATTCCTGAATGTCGCAGCCCTTCTTGCCGATCGTCCAGTATTCGATATCGTTGATGCCCGACCATTGGACCGTTTTCTGGCCGTTTGTGCTGTCGAGATAGCCGAGAACGAGGAAATCACCCGCCACCCAGCTATATTTCGCCTTCGGTGGACTGCCGGCGAGATCCGCGAACAATCCGGCCGCTTCGATATCATAGATCTGGATCGGGTCGGAGAGATTGTGCGCCACCAACTTGTCGCCGAAGCGCGTAAAGGTCCATGCATCCTGCAGCGGCACGTTATACGGCGCGCTCGGGCCGGATATATCATCCCAGGAATAATCGGTGGTATCGAGCCGGTAGAGGCCCGTCGAAGTGCCGGCAATGATTACATATGTCCCGGAAGCCGTACGGACATAGACAGCGCCGCGGCATTCCCCAGGAAGAGCGTCGGAAACGACCGTCAGCCCCGGCATCGGCCCCCAGCCATTGGCAACCGGAAGGGCATTGACAACGTTGGCGCTGCTTGAGCCTTCGAATGGGCTCTTGTCTGGCTCGAAGGGCGGGAATGGAATGATCACGGCGTCAGGAACCCCATGCGCGTGCCGACCTTGGCATATTCGCTGAGTTCGTTGGTGAGGTTCAGGCCGTCGATCGTCGCAGCAACAATGGCTTGGGAGCGGGCAAGAAGCGCATCATCACGGGTGAACATCGCCAGATGCATCAACGATGCGTGCAGATACAGGCTTGGCATCTTGGCGAGGAGCCAATTGCTCGTGTTCGAATCCGAAAGAGTGGGGATGGCCGCATAATAGACCATATCCACGTCAACGCCCGACGTCGGAAAGACATAGATGGTCGAACCGGTGATGGAGAACGTGGTCGACAGACCGGCGGCTCCATCTGCATAGGCGCCGTCTGTATAGCTGCCTGTCGCATAGGAAAGCGGGTTCGGCAGAGAAGACATGGACTTTGCGGTCTTATACTGCAGGTAGTCGGTCGGCAGCGTGCCAACCCCGTCCGTCATGGTGATCGACGCAAGAGTTTCCATTTCTCGGGTGCGGAGCGGTGCAATGCCATTCGCAGGGATGCCATGATTGAAGCTATCCGTGGCGAAGGAGATGCAGTTGACCACTTCGGTCGTGGTCGCAGCGTCGGAACGCGCCGCCCAGTTGAGAACGGCCGTCTGCAGAGCGGCATAATCCATCAGATTCTACCCTTGAACGTCCGGTATGGGCGGGCATGCTCAGAGTTTAACCACCAGCGGATGTGGTCGCGGTCCCCTTCCCTGATCTTTTCCATGATCTGGTGCTGAGAGCTGTAAAGGACGTTCAGCGGGATGCGGCCGACAACCTGGCCGTCGCCCCATTTCTTGCCTTCGCTCTCGTTGTAGAGGCGCTTGTTGTCCTCGACGAGTTGATCATCGGCAAGGAACTCGGTCTTGATGACCTGCTTGCCATCGGGGAGCATGGCGATCCAATAACGATGACTGGACGTTTCCCGAAGGAGCGTCCAGTCAAGGTTTTCGGCGCCGCGAAGGTCAACCGATCGGGTCATTGCGTTCGGCGATCTTCTTTTCGATGACGGACTGTGCTTCAGCGACAGGGATGGCAATGTGATTGCCGGCCGTCACCTTGGCTGCTTCCTCGTCCGTCAGCGGACGATATTCGCCGTCTTCGCCCTGGATCTGCGCATCCGGCGAGATCGGCCGGTAATTCTTCACCAGCTTGACCGGGAATAGCTTTTCCTTGGGCTTTTCGGCATGCTTGATGTTGTCCAGCTCGGCGTTCTTTTCGAACTTCGGCTGCTCGTCGTCGACCGGCTGGAAGCGTGCTTCGCCGCGGGGTTCTGCAAACCTTGTTTCAGTTGCCGGCGGGTTGGCGTTTTGGGCCTCCAAGCCCTTCTTGTTGATTTCTTCGCGAATGCGCGCATCCGACCAGCGGCCGTCCACGGAAATACCCATATCGCGGGCCTGCTTTTCGAGATCTGCTCTGTTCATTGGTTTTCTCCTTCAGGAACAGGAAAGGGCGGCCACGAAGACCGCCCAGTTCAGTATGCGCGCCCCAACTTCGCTTAGACGGCCGCCGAGAAGGGGCTTGCTTCCGTGCCTGTTGCAGCACCGAAGATGCTGACAGCCCAGACGTTAGCCGAAACGTCCTTCAGGACAATGCGGTCACCCTTGATGCCGCCCTTGGTAGAGCCGTCCATGGTGATCGTGTCGTCGGAGGCACCGGTTTCCCACGCATTAGACGTGGAACCACCGTCTGCCGCCTGCCAGGCCACGCCAGACATGATGTCGGATGAGTTGGCGACCTGGACGATGAGGGAGTTGCTGGTGATGGTCGTGCCAACGAAGATTTCGAAGATCGAACCATCGCCGGACGAAGCAGGCAGCGTGAGAGTGCTGCCGGCCGCGCGGTTGACAGTGATGACCGTGCCGCTGTGCGCTTCCTTGGTAAGGGTAAGCGTCGCGGACGTCACGTTGATAGGCTGCATGCGATCCATGACGTTTCTCCTTAGCTCGATGCGGTCATGCCGAAGATATCGGCGATAACGGCGTGGGCTGCTTCGTTGTTGACGATCAGCGTGTATTCGACGAGCAGAACCTTCTTCTCCTGGTCGCCGGTCTTGGCCGGGTCTTCGCGATGGATGTCGCGGAGGGTTCCGAGCTTTGCCATGGACGGATCGATGAGGAAGGCGTTGCGGGCGATTGTTGCGCCGGCGCGGGCCATCTGGCGGTTTGGAACAACGGTCAGAGTGCCGAAGTCCGACAGATAGGCATCAGCAGCCGCGACGATCGTGGTCTGCGAGGTCCCCTTTGCCGCGAAGCGCTGCTGCGCAACGTTGGTATCGCTCATGAAGGTGGAGAACACCGTCTTGGCGTATGGAGACAACATCAGGGTCGTCGGGTTGCCGCCGGCCACATATGCCGAGGAGATCGCCGAATCCAGCAGAGCCTTGGTCAACGCGCGCTGCGTGCCGTTGGTTGCTGCATCGACGAGACCGGTCGACGTGTTGAAGCCGCCGGATGCACCACCAGCGCCGAGGAGGTCGTTGGTGGACAGCCATGCGCGCAGGCCACCGAGCTTGCGGTTTGCTGCGGCATTGCCAGCACCAGCGGACGAAGCCTGGTTGGAAATCAGAATGACTTCCATATCGGTCTTCAGTTCCTGGCCCTTCTTGGCGATTTCGCGGGCCATTTCCGACTTGCGGCCGGCCTTGGACACGACGTCCTGAGTGCCAGAGATCGAAATGCGCTTGTCGGAGATCTGGCAGTAGTTGCCAACGCGGGTTGTCGGCGTGACGGCCTGGAAAATCCAGTCGTTGCCTTCCGGCTGGTTGTTGTTGGCGTCCGGGGTGGCGAGAGTATCGGTCTGCCATTCCGGGTGAACGCCTTCCACCGACTTCTTGCCGATCATCGAGAGGAACGGCGTTTCGTCGGGGGTGATGAGGTAGATCTGATCGGCGAGCGTTTCGCGGTTGCCGACCGCATCATAGGTTTCGAAGGTGTTTGATGGCTGTGCCATGGGCTTTGTTCCTTAGAGAAGGGCTTCGATTGCTCGGGCGGCAGCGTCGATGCTGCCGGACTTGCGAAGGCTCTCGAAACGGCCTTGGCGGTCTCTCTCCTGGACTGTCTGCGGGGCCATGCGCTGTTGCTGAACCAGCTTCGGCTTTGCCACCACCTGCTTTTGAACAGTTGCGGCTTTGGCTTTCAGTTTCTGGTAGGCGATCGCGTCGTGAAGGATCTGCATGTATCGCGCGTCTGCGATCTGGCCCAACTCTTCCGGAGTGATGCCGTAGACCTTGCCGCCGATTTCATGGGCTTCCTTCTTGAAGGCTTCCCGCTTCCCGTCATCCTTGAGATGCGGGAGCTTCTGAACGAGCAGTTGCTTCTGCGCGGCCATGTACTCGGCCAACTCCGCCTGCTTCTGCTCGGTCGTCTTCTGCTCTTCCTGTTGCTTTTGCTGCGCCAGGGAGTTCAGCATCTTCATGCGCTCTTGGTACTGAGCCATATCCTCGATGTACCCAACAGGGTCATTCGGGTCATAGACCGGTTCCTTGGGAACGATCAGATGCCAGTTTTCCAGGATAAATTCACGCTTCTGGCGGATTTCGTTTTCCGCTTCGCTCACCTTCCGCTGATGTTCTTCGTGCAGAGCGATGCGCTCGGCCTTCAGTTCCTCAGTTTTCTTGGTGAAAACACGCTGGAACATGTGGTTCGTCTTGAGGTCGGCGATGCTTATCGTCGTGCCATCTTCCAGTGTCACCGTTGCGGTGTCTGGGATGGCCGCCGGGGCAGCGGGCTCCGAGGTCTCAGCCTCACCTTCATTTCCATCGTCAAGCGCCTGCAGAAGCGCGTCGTCTTCATCGCCCTCTGGCGTTTCCGTGACGGTATCTGCCGGTTTTGCCTTTGCATCTTCGACGCTATCCGTGTCCGGGACGTCTCCAAGAAGATTCTCAATGGCACTTACACCCTCGTCGAAAGACATAGGGGATGCTTCTACGGACCCGCTAGGGGCTGTCGTATCGGGCATTTGTAATAATCCTTGGTTGGGGTTAGACGGCCTTGAAGGCGCGCCGCTCCTGCGATGACTGGATCATCGCCTGCATCTCAGCCGGGAAGACATCGCAAACCTTGGCGAACGCCTGCAGGGTGAGAATGAGTGTCTTGTCGTCGACATTCGTCTTGATGAGCTGTTCAACCGCGGTCGTGCGGATACGAGACAGAACCTCGAGGAATACCGGATCTTTGGCGAGGCGTTCGGCCTCCTTGGCGAGAAATTCCTTGTCCATCAGCCCGGATCTCCACCTGTTCGGACATCAGACGAAACCTGCGTCCCGCCGTTTTCCTGGCCCATCGCCGCAAGTTCGCGTTTCAGTTCAAGCTCTGCGCTCAACTGCTCACGCTTCAACTGGATTTCCGCATTGATCTGCTGGACGCGGAGTTCATAATCCATCTGCAGCTTCTGCGCCTGCAATTGGGCGTCCTGCTGCATCTTCTCGCGCTGGAGCTGGATATTCGCTTCATTCTGCATCGCCGTCATCTGAAGCGTGGACTGCTGATCCTGCTGCTTCAGTTGCAATTCAGCCTGCGACTTCTGCATGTCGGCCTGAAGCTTGGCCTGCTGAACCTGGACCTCGGGCGGCGGCTGGCTGGAGGCTTCGGCGGCCATCTGCTTGATCTGCTCGAGGTCTGCGTCATCAATGTCAGGATAGAACGAATCCGCGTTCTTGATGCCGGCCGCCTCGACGATCTTGACCAGCGTCTTCCTGATCTTCGGCATCATCTCGATTGCCTTGTCGGCAAGCCCAGAAGCTTGGAAGCGATCGGTGATGGCAATCTGGCTCGTCAGAATGTTGTTCAGCATCGCCATGTCACGATCACGTGAACCAGTGCCAAGGCCGACGTTGATCTGGGCGTCCATGGTGGCGTTCCACTGGCGCGGGTCCATCTCCACCCATTCGTCACGCAGGCGGATCATCCGCGGACGGTCCTGATGCTTGACGATCAGACGGAGAACCTTGGCAAACACCTTCTTCCAGCCAAGCTCTGCTTGGTTGCGGGCAATAAGCTCGACCTGCGAATAGGCGCTGTCATGTTGGTTCTGGTTGGCTGTCGCTGTCTGGTTCTGCAGCGTCTCAGGGTCGAGGGCCATCGTTGCGCGGGAAACGCCCGTGCGCATCTCGATCACCTGATCCATGAAGCCGAGGGTGGCCAGACCGTCCTGCAGGATTGACGGCGTGACCGTGTAATTGATCGGCGCAGTGCCAGGCTTGCGAAGGATGACGCCGCCGACTGTAGGATTAACCAGCTCGTCCATGTTGATGACGCTGCCGGCCTCAATGTCCTTCTGCGGGTTATTGACCTGGTAAGCGTTGTTGAGAAGCTGGCGCCCTACTGACGTCTTGATCTGCTGGATGTCCATGACATCGCCAGCCAGAGAACGCGACGTGAAGCGATGCGGCACAGGCTCGCAAGGAATCTGCGTAAAGGGGAGATCGTCGTCCCACACTTCCCAATCAAGAAGTTCGCCAGCACCAGAAGCGCCAGCATAATAAGCCAGTACCGTCTCTGCGATGCCGTCGCCATTCACGTCCGCCTTGATATAGCACTCGTAGAGTTCGATGCGGTCCATGGACGGGTCGCCGTTGGCATTGCCGAACTGGTACGGATCACGGGCATTTGCTTCAGGCGAAAGACGCGAGGACGAGAAGTTATACCGCGGAAGGCTTTCCACTATATCCTTGTCAAAGCCCATCTCGATCAGCTTGGAGCGGGTGACATGCGGATCACGATGGCAGACGAAGCGCGCCGTCTCGATGGTGATGGACTCGCGATCCTTGAGGAAGTTCTCGGGCTCGACAGTCTCCATGACAAGCTTGCCCTTGGATGTGACATGCTTGATCTTCACATCGTACAGCGGGATCGAAATCGGCTCTCCAGTCTGCGGATCGATGTCCGTATATGGCTCGCCTTCCTTCTGCGAGATGATCTCGACATCTGGATCTTCGAGAAGCAGCGCTAGGCTCTTGTCATCGAGGCCGCTGTGAA